TTATTATTATTATTATTATTTATTATTGAATTCATTAATCTTTGACTGAGCCCAGTCTTTGGCTGACTTACCACCCCACAGAAGGTATGATATGTATCCGCAATCCTCAGGAGTACCATTCTCAAAGTATTTCTCTGCTCTTGATAGATAGTTGTACATCCGTTTGATTGTCTCAATGGATATCTTCTCTTTATTGGCAAGTTGTTGAGCTCTTACTTTACCCACTTGAGTTGCACACTTGTTTCCTACTTTTTCATTGAGCTCTATACCTCGCTTTGCGTTATTACTCACTGAATCTGGGTAATCATTGTATGAATCCTGGAACTCATGTTTAGCACGCTCCCAAGATGCTTGGCATACTGGATACCTTTGCATGTTTGGGTATTCATCTTTCATCTTCTCATCACCCATGCATCTCTGCATGAATTCATTCTGATTCTCTCCTGGTCTTGGTTTAGGTATTGGCATCACTTACAATATTTAACGTAAAAGGTATATGGTACTACGTTCATCTTAGCGAGTAGCCAGATGAGTGCTTTGTATTTCTTGAATGAGTATCTGTCATACTTGAGTCTAGAGTTTATTCTGAGATTGACTAGAGTCATCAGCTTATCTTCTACGGCTCCAAGTTTACCAAGGTCAAATTCTGACTTATTAGCTAGTTGTTCTCTTGCTTGTGTCTTAGTAAGCTTACCGGATCTCACTTGTGCAGAAAGATATACTATTCGCTTATCAATAGCGAACTTATTAGGAAGCAGCCAGGATCCAACAAACTCAGTGTATACATTCTCACAGTGCTTGCCTCCATAGTCCTGCCATTGGATGAGTCTTTTCATCTCTTGCTCCATGGTTTCTCTGTCAAACCCATAGTGAAATGGCCTGATGTTCTTGATACCTTTTAGGCCATAGAATATCTGATCCTTGAATGTGAATAGAGGATAGTTCTTTAGATCCTTACCGGTATAGTCTCTGTATACTGACTGGATGTATTTTGCATCCATATAGGTCCAATCCTTTGGAGTAGATCCTTCAGTGCGGAAGTCATGTCCGTTGAGGATATATTTGATCTTATAAGTCCCCAGTAACGTACAGCAGTATAGAGTAGTGTTGAGCTGTCAAGGCCACCGGATATCCCCATGATGCAGTCATACTTATTACCATCTCCTGCTTTGCGTATCTTACGAAGTACATTATTGAGATCATCTGGTATAGCTTTAGACTGGAGCTCATCATGTAGATCACAGTATTCACATTGCTTGTGGGATATATTTGCTATGTCTTCAGTGAAGAGACATCTTGGACATTCTTTCATGCTAGTATAATTTGAAAATAATATTCGTTAATATGTATTCTGTGAACATCATACTCAATGAAGTCCTCAGGTCTTATGTTGCACCAGATATGCTCTGGATCACAATCCTCTGGTTCATCTAATGGAAGAGATAGTACCAGGTACTTGCAATGCTTCAGACATCTGTCAATCACATTGAATGGATCCTCAAGATGCTCCAATGTCTCAGCTATGATGATGACATCATATTCACCAACAGGATCATCTTTGCGTATGTCAAGGAGTTTAATGTAGTCAGCTTTCTCAGCTGCTTTGTTTACTGCAATCATTGAGAAGTCTGATGCTGTGTATATGCATTCAAACTTGCTCTTTATATATTCAGCTCCTATACCGGTACCGCATCCTATCTCTAGGATAGTATTGAATCTGATAGTCTCAAGTATGTCAGTAAGCTGCTCATAGATAATCAGCCTATCATGTTCTACATCTATAGATGCATAGTAATCATCCCAGAACTGCATTGTGTTGGTATTCTGCTTTCCTGTTATTCTGCGCATAGTTCCTTGTTTAAAGTTAATATCTCGGGGAATGACTTGAATAGTTCATACTCTGCTTGATTACCTAATCTCTCTGATGATCCCTTGAGTGATCCTGACCAATGGTCCTCAAATTTATGTTTGTTTCCCCACTTGTGCGTTGAGATACTCAACAGCTTCATGTCAGGATCTTCAAAGATACCTATTGGCGCATCCAATGCCAAGGTCTTTAGCCACATGGACCAATCAAGGCCAGAGTTTAAACGCTTATCGAATGGCATCCAGTTGAGCTTGTTGAGTAGTCTTGTTGATAGTACTCTTCCAATACCTATGGGCTCATATGATCTTGGGCCTTTACCATATCCAAACCAATTCACAGTCCTGATATGTTTCTCTCCTATATCTGTGAAGTGACATCCTAACTTGCCAAGCATATCATACTCTGGCAGCATACTCTCAGCCTCTGTGATATAGTTATCAGATATCCAGTCTGAGGATCCTACAAATATCACTCCTGTGGGCTCATACTTGCGAGCAGCCATAAACCCTGCATTCCACTTAGCACCTAGAGGATCATTGTTTGCTGTGATCCATTCGGCACCTAGTGACAGAGCAAGCTCTTTATCCTGGTGATCATGGCCCATGCATATTACTTTAACTCCTGCATTCTGTAGTCTTGTTACTGTATGCTTTAGCAATGGTCTACGGCCATTCACAGGAATAGGAGCTACTATCATGACTCTAGTGCTTTAATTAGATCTATTTTCTTTGGAGCTTGTCCCATGTCAAGACCTCTCTCTTGTGCTAGGGCTTTCAGCTCATTGTATTTCATTGTCTGGTAGTTGTACTGCTTGACTCCTATGAACTGTATCTTTGCAGGCTTTACCTCTTCATTCTTCTCCTCCTGGATCCATCTGAGTAGATCATTCATGGCATTGCGTATACATGTACCACATCCTTTATTTAATGTGGCATCTCTGTGTATCTTATACCATATTGCCAGATCTTCTTTCAAAGTCTGATTAAGAGCAAAGGATCTGCTCTTCTGATAGCGTAGTGCTTGATGTCTTAATTCTTCAGATATCATCTCTTTAGTATGTTTTTTAGTTTCTTTTCTAAGCTAGTACCTGAGATCTTTCTGCGCAATGTTCTGCTAGTGCTGAGCTCTTGTATTAGTACAGCTCCAATCATGGCAAAGTACATGTCTTTGTCACTCATGATACGCTCTTCTTGTTTTATCTCTTGCTCTCCCATATCAATAGTATATCAGAAAATAGATAACTGATCAGAGCTATTCCAATCAGTTCATAGTCAACAAATGCCATGATTAGTACGCAGTTCCAAAAGGATAGACAGCTCTGGCAGTTGAATGGTTTAATATCCGGAAGACTAAAAGTCTGGACTGCCCTGGCAAACCCAATGGACATCAGGATGATTATTAGATAAGTCATATTTGAATTGTTTAATTGCTGAATGTATTACTCTGAGAGATAGTCCAGTCTGAGATCTTATATCTCTGTAGGTCATGCCATACAGATGCATCCTGGTTACCTCTTTGATGAAGAGCTCCTGGTCATCTGTAGACTCTCTCTCCATGTACTCTCTTAGATACTCTTGGTATTCTCCCTCTTCATTTTCATCATCACTTTGCAGTGGTATGTCGTAGTCCAAGGATACCATGTGGGCCATTGTGTTGAATTGCTTGTTCCAATCACTACCAGGCCATTTCCACTGATTGAATGCGAATCTTGCGAAGGTCCTAGGTAGATCCTCCTCTGGGATGTTGCGATCATGCAGCAGTAGGTAGATATGGCCGACAAGGTCCTTGTGTAGGTCAGAGCCTCCAGTGATCTTCTTTGCGATTTTGTATGCTTCATGCTCCCAGAACATTGGTGCAGTAGTGCCAGGCTTGATTGATGAATGATTCAGATACCTGGTTACCCTTGAGGAATCTGTAGAGCTGATGGTAAGGAAGTCCAGAGTCTTCACTGAGATGTCGTATCTTATAGCGAGCTGAGAGCCTCTGCTGTAGAGAGGCCCTCAGTTTATCACTTAATTCAGAATGGGAGATCATCATCTTCATCTGTTATTGGTTTGATATTAGGAGTATTTCCTGATTCTTCAGGCTTCACCCATGGCTCTTTGATAGCAGCACTAAAGTACTTGCCTGCTTGCTGTCCTTCCTTAACCCATAGTGATATCTCCCACATCTTACCTTCTACATTGATCTTGCCTCTGTAATCAGGCTGATTGTCTGCTGTCTTCTTGTCGTTCTTAAAAATAGATCCGCTGTTAATCTTTGTTTCCATACACTTTATTTATTACTATAATCCATAACTCTTCTACGAGATTCAATCTCTTGCATTTTGTCCTCAATTGCTTTAGCCACCTCCTGATACTGAGCATGACTCAAAGGTAACTCATTAAACGTAACGAATGAAATCTCCCAATAGTAATGATTGGTCATTCGCTCATATTTTTCCTTCTGTCTAGTCATGATTCACTTGTTTATCAGTTCGTTCATTACTTGAGCATAATACTCAGATGCATAACGGAGTTTTGTAAGCATATCAAGCTCAAGCTCAAGGTCTCTCTGGTATCTTACCACTGTGATTCTCTTTGCAGGATCAATGTGATCTACCCGGTGCAGTGATAGGTTATCCCATGGACTGAGTAGATTGAATTCATCCTTCGGATCCGTAGATACCATGCAATGAATCACCTCAAAGCTATCTCTGTCATAGAGATGCATATATCCTCTGCCTTGCCATTCATAAGCTGAGTCTTCAGCATCTTCCTTGGTAGCAGGGAAAGTCTCCATGGACCATGATGTCTTCACATCAATAATCAAATCATCAAGGAGTATATCGCACTCTCCTGACATCAGATCTGTCTCTACTCTTCCAGTATGTTTCTTGTAGTCTGTGAATCTGACAGCATTGATCAGATTGATAGAGTCCTGCTCCTGGATCAGACCTTTGCTTATGTACTTATTATTGAGCTCAATATCGTATCCATAAAAGTGCTGTTTAGCTAGGCTTTTGATATAGCTCTTTGCAGTCTCAGATAGTTCCTCACTCTTTGACCTTGGCTTTGTCATGAGCTTACCGATTGATGAAGGTCTCCATTTCATATCTGTTGACTTTGTTCGTTAGTCAATGTGTAATTATCAAGGAGTGCCTCTTTGGTATATCTACCTTCAGCTATTGCATCAAGAGCCTTCTTGAAACCAGTCTCTGAGATTGCAGGCTTCTTCTGTGGCATTGTCTTAGCTGCTTCAGCTCCATCATCATCTGTTGCTGCCAATGTGAGCAGACTGACCAATGAGTACCTTCGATAGTAAGAGATGGCAGATCCAAGCTGCTGAGGATTGGTGAGTGCAGGCAGTCTCATGAATGATTCTATCTTCTCTCCAGAGTCTACATCAATAATCTGAGTTATCACTACATCATCATTCACTGGCTGTAAGATCATAAGACCATTATCCAGGAGGATCTGTTCACATGCATCAAGCACTGCATTGAGATCCGCGTAGGATTGCTTAAAATGTGGATTCTTTGCGTTCTTGTGAACTTTGCCGATCTGCTGCTTTGCAGACCATAGCTTTCGGTACATAGGCACCGGAGATGATAGCTCATCTGTTTTCTTTGTTGTTGCCATTTTTATTATAGTTAAAATTTATACAAATGTAATTTATTTTTCCATATACGAATCATACCATTCAATGAATTGATCAAAATCTTTAGCGATGATATACGTACCTCCTGCATTCTCCACTGTCTCCTGATAAGCTTTCTGCAATTGTGACTGAGAATCTCTTCCAATCTTTACCTCAATCTTTACAGATCTTCCTTTGATAGTTGCTGATATATCCGCTGATCCTGGTGTACTCCCTGATCTTGTCCAGGAGCCTTTTCCAATTGTCCTGGTGACTCCATCCATGTTAGTGTATTTTTTAGCAGCTCTATAGGTCCCCATAGTATTGATTCGCTCTGCCTGGTATCCTGACATCTGAATAAATGATACTATCATCTTGGTGAGTCCATTGGCTGTCTTATCTGACCATGCAGTCTTAGCTAAGCAATGCTCTGGAACTAGTGGATGCTTAGCTTTGAGATGATCCCATTCCAATGCTTGGATGCGCTGTTTATTTTCCTTCTTCATACAAATATTCAAAGTATTGCTGTTGCTTTTGATTGATTGGTTTGCTCTCTAGGCTGTCTGTGTTTACAAATGTATATTTTCGTTTATAACTTTTTGACATTTGTGTATTAGGCTGTTTAAGCATGAGCAATGATATCAATATCAAGTATACTGAAATCATTAGGATAGTGATCTGTTTCATCTTATTCTGATTTAAAGGTTTCAATCCAATATTCAAATAGTCTCTCATCTTTTGTGTGACCTTGCGAATGAGCATAGTATCCAGCTTGCATAAAATATTTCATCTGCTCCTTCTCCATTCTTTCAGCCTCTCTGAATAATTCAGTTATAGCATCTGTTGGTATGGCCTCTTTTCTATATTGTTCATAGAGCCATTGTATTGCTGTTTTATTTACCATCTCCTTCCAATTTAGTTACCCATCTGTGTATTGTCTTACGACTCACCTCCAGTATCTCTGATGCTGTAGTCTTACTGATCTGAGGATTCATCTTGTACATTGCTTTGAATTGTTCAAATGGATCCATTGATCCAGTGCTCTTAGAGATCATACGCATTTCATTCTTCTCCTTGACATCCATCTTGACAAGCTTACTCATATTGATAAAGTATTGACTTAATCTCTCAGCTCTGAGTAGTGATTCTTTCTTGATAGTTGCAAAGGTATAACTGTCATCCTCTGAGGACCAAATGAACTGCATTATCAATGCGAATCTAGGTATGTAACTCTTCTGCTTTGGCAGCATTGATTTCATGTACTCATTCTCTTCATCTGAGTTCTGTATGTCAGTAATCTTATCATGAATACGAATCCATTCTTTCTGAGCTTCACTGTCAAACTTAGCCACAATACTGTCAATCTCTCCTTTGTCATTATACCTTAACAGTTTCTTATTTACTACATCACGCAGACTAAGAACATAAGATCTATACCACTCAATGACATCCTCATCCATGTGACTATCGTTGTATCTATTTACTATGAGCTCTGGATAGCTTATGAGTATTCTATCAACGAATCCGTTCTCTTTATTACTCCCAGTGGTAAAGTCTTCAAATACTCCAGGCTGAATACCACCAAGGACCGGAAGGAATGGTTTATCTACGAATGCAGACTTGGATGTTTTTCTGTTGAGTGAGATGCTTGTTCCTGACCATGTGGACAGCCAGAACTCCAGATCAGATCCTTGTCTGTACTTGTTCATGTCCTTAAACCATCCTGCGAGCTCATCCTTGAATACACCTACTGCATTAGGATTCTGCTCATGTAGATCTACCAATGCCTCCAGAGTAATATCATTGACCAGGAACTGTCTTGATAAAGGCTTTTGAATCTCTTCAGCATCATCCAAAGGAATGAGCTGCCCATAAAGTCAACAGATAAACCAAGAGTCTGATCTGATAGGAGCATGTACTTCTGAATGTTATCAGGAAAGACATCTATTGGAAACTGTATTCTTTCAATTACATCCTTAGCTATTGGCTCCTTAAACTTAACCTCAGGTACTTGCCTGGTACCATAACCTTGCTTATACAGATCAGATGCAGCTCTGTTAAAATCTCCATTGTGATTCTTATAGGCATAGATAGCGAATGGACTAAGCAGCTGCTCATTAGGATAGATGGTGCCAGTGCTAAAAAGATACATACATCCCGAATCTTTGTAAACATATCCGGAATGAGGAGATGTGGCTCCATGTCTTTTGATGATATAGCTTTGAGTTGTATTCCTAACTATTACGAAATCATCTTGAATGAGATCCATTGCAGTATGTCTGCTGTTGTAATCAGCCCATGGAGTAATCTTCTCACCTTTGTACTCTGATTTCTTTGGCTCATCTGGAGCTATCTCATTAACATAGTTGAATGTTCTACTTATGGACCATATGATCTCTCTCTCACGTTCAGTGATATAATCAATCTGATGGTATTGCCTATTTGTGATGAAAGATTCATATAGTACCACCATACCTCCCACTCCTCTGCTTTCAATGATAGCCTCTTTTTGATCCTTAAGACATGCTATTTTAGTATTTCCTGATGGCTGCTCACATTTGTACAGAATGTGATATCCTGCATTCCTGGTCTTAGCTATCACTACCTTATCCTCAAAGTCCTCAATATTGTCCTTGATGAATGATAGGTATTCTTGCCACCATTTTTTTTGTTGTTGTAGACCTACTATAACCTTGAGATCTATATCAATTACCTCTACATCATTGTATCCGGTAACTAGTCCAAAGAGAGGACTATTCAAAGACTCTACATCATCAGGAGATCTATTACTTGTCTGGTATTGTTTCCAAGATCCTATTGGTCTCTTGTCTTGGTCTACAGGAATTATGGAATAACCCTGTCCTGCCAATTTTCTTAAATAGCTTTTATTTATCATAGTGATTGCAAATATATAAATTATTTCATCTGTGTCACATGTGGGACATATGTTCCACCAAATGTCCCACTAAATGTCCCACATTTTTATTGATTATCAATTAGTTAAGAGCAAATGTCCCAATGTCCCACTATTTTTAAAAATTATTTTTTTTTTTGGTTTTAATTTTTCCAATTATTCTAAAAGCAGTGTGACATGTGGGACATGTCCCACTTTCTAAATATAGAACTCAACCCATCCTTGTATCTGATTTACAAATGAATACGGCTTATATATCCTAAGCTTGTGACTCACTCGCTCAATGGGACAATCAAATTCATTACGGAGCATTGCGATGTCCTTCTCAATTATTGACTTGCTCCATTCCTTATCCATGATGTAGGAAATTTTGTCTCTAAGCTGATAGATATTGTACTCTCTTTTTTGCAGCATGTAGACAATAATGCTCATGCGCCTGATTTTATCTCTCATATTGTACTTTGGCATTAAGTTAAAATTTGCGATTATAGGAGGTTTTTAAACTCTTCCCTAGTCATAACATCATTAAGCTTGCGAAATGCGCTCACATCGACTGCTACAAAGCGAATTGATATATCCACTCTATGACCATAAACTCCATTTACATGAACGTAGATGTTTTGATCTGCAATGTCATCAATGCTGCTGCCATAAATATCAAGGTAGATATCATTGATTGCTTTCAAGTATTCGGGATCCTGGGACTCCATCCAATGCTTGTGCTGTCGTATTCCATAGAGCACAGTGCAGTGTGATATCTTTAGGATCCTTCCAGTCTCAGAGAGATTGAAATATCTGTTCAGTTGATACATCATGAATTGTCTTTGATATACAGTTTCACGCTTTCTACTCCTAACTGTAAGATCGTACTTATTTACCAGTTCAATCAGTTGATCTTTGTTCATAGATTTAAATTTTTAAGTATTTTGTAAAGTACATTTACTACTATTGAACGGTGTTAATCGTCTTATTCTTGTGTTTTGAATTGTTGCTTGATTACAAGCTGTGTCTAAAGTTTGTGCTAATCCTTTACCAACTCTACCTCTTCGTGTTTCGCTATTCGGTACACTAAAATTTATTGAATCACCTTCTGTTGCATCTTCATAGCCTTTTGATGTGGCTGATTTTACTTTAAGTAATTTCATTCCTCCGTGTTCATTTCCATCTCCACGAGCTAATAAACAACTTGCAACTTCATTTCCTTCGTACATATTGTCTCTTAACGGATTCTGTCTTGAGTTCCAATTAGATATTAATTCTATTTTATCCTCACTCAAAAAATATTTATCATCTACATCACTTTCAAGTACGTCTTTCAATCGTTTATTTAAATGCTCTTCTTTTGGAAATTGAAAAATATTGTCTTGATCATCCCGAATTCCAATTAAAAAAACACGTTCACGATTTTGTGGAACTCCGTGATGCTTTGCGTTCAATACTTTCCAATAGATATGATACGGAACTGAATCTTCATATGGAAATATTACTGGAACTCCATTGACTGATTTTCCTCCCAACATATTCACCCATTCTTGAAACGTTTTACCATTGTCATCAGAAAGCAATCCTTTGACATTCTCAAAAATGAAAAAACGTGGTTTGTTTACTTGGATGAATTCGTGAGAATTAAAAAACAAAATCCCTCTTTTATCGTCTTTTCCTAATCTCTTCCCGGCTAAACTAAATGCCTGACAAGGTGGCGATGTCATATAAACATCTAAACTTTCTTTTGGTATCTGACGTTTATAAACATTTGTCGGATAGTATTCCGGTTCTCCGTAATTGTGAATGAATGTTTGCCGTGCGTATTTATCCATATCACAAGCGAATATTTCTTTGTATTCGATGCCTAATCTAATCAATGCTTGATTAAATGCGCCTACACCACTAAAGTCTGATCCTACAGTTATCATATCCTTTCAACTTTCTTGATTAACGGAGGCCACATATCAGCTTTCTTGATTGCATCCTCCTTGCAGTTTGCTTTAATTGTCTTGTATCCAAGCTGCCATCCCGATGGCCCTTTGAACTTATACGTTATCTTCCACATCTGTAAGTCTGATATAAAGGCCGAAGGCCATTAGTACTGTGATTGTGATAGCCACTCCAATCCATCCGGTAAAGTACCAGAGTAAAGTCCAAAATGTGATTCCTATTGCGAGCCCTCCTAACATCAGAGCCAATAATTTTAATTTTGCTTTCATCTTAGTACTCTTTTGCCTTGCACAAAGCAAGATATAGTTCTGTATTAAATGATCCATCTTTTTTCCACCAGGTGATCATACTTCTCACTGGAGTTCTAAATGGAGTGAATCTATTCTCCATCTGTTTCTTCTGCTGTTTCTTTTTCATAGCCTGTTCCGTTACATTTATCACATTTCACTTCTTCGTAGCATCCTCCGCAGCACATGCTTGCAGGCATACTGCAGTTAGGTCCAATCTTTACGCGACCTTCACCTTCGCACCATTCGCACATTACTGTATACATAGCCTTGAGATTTCACCGGTTATCAATGAGTAGCTCTTTAGCAGCATCTTGATCTTATCCTCAGAGAGTTCAATCTTTGCTTTGTTCTCAAGCAGTTCGTTTCTGTTGCACATAGGGATGATCCATGCATCACGCAGTCCGATAAGTCTCTTGAGCTCATCTTGCTCATCAGAGATCTTGTCCCATAGGTCCATCCGTATGGACTCCATGTTCTCAATTTGTTCTAGTTTGTTTATCATAGCTGTTATGTTTTGAGCTTCAAAGATAGCTATAGTTTTTATATGTGCAAATTTTTATGAACATATTTTAACATAAAAAGAAAACCCCCACATTTCTGTGAGGGCTAACTACTATGATAAAAGCTATTCGGCAACAGCTCGGTAAAGTTACAATAATTTTATTAATGATACTATTTCTATAGCTTCTTGTTCAGCCCAGGTGATAAGTTCTTCCTCATCCTTATGCAGCTCAAATGACATGTGCATCATCTCATGCATGACCAAAGCTGTAGTATGAACATCATCAGTACACCTGGATAGATTGATGAATACAAAGTGCTTGCCATCCTTTGGAGATACATTGCACCATCCTGCTATATAAGCCTGCTCAGTATTATTAAGATGATCCTTGCAATCAAAGACATTAAGGCCATGCATATAGTCTACATCAAAATAGTCAAATACATCACATGGACATTCACTCATGAGCAGCAAGTACTGCCCTCTGTCATATTCATACATTCTGATAGATTGTACCTTTCTTGCCTTTGATGGCTTTTAATACTTGCTTTCTATTCTTGGAGCTATAGCTATAGCTTACATGTACCCAGTCAGGATTGCTATCTGTTCCAAACTCCCAGATAAGCTGATCAAACTCAAGATTATCCTTGATATAATCAAAGATCTGTTTGTTGGTGATCTTACCATATCGATCAGAATCTAGGTCCATTGCCTCTCCTCTGCAATGCTGACTTGAGCTTGCGCCCTTAATTGCTCGGTTAAGTGCTAGGGATCTATAGCCTGATGAGATATGAATAGGCACAGTGAAGTG